TGCTACGCCAACCTCGAGCAATCTTTCCCGCTGGTGGCGAACAAGCAGAGCTACACGATCGGGCCCACCGGCTCGCCGGACATTACGGCGCCGCGGCCGCTCGCGATTCTGACCGGCCCGGGCGCGGCTTACCTCGTCGATGTGAACCAGAACCGGTACCCGATCAACGTTATCGAGCAGGACCAGTGGAACGCGATCGGCTTGCTCAATGAGACCTCGGACCTGCCGGACACACTCTTTTACGATCCGCAGTTTCCGCTCGGGATCATCAACATCTTCCCGCTTCCGCTGCTGGCCTATACCGTGTATTTCGATGCGCGCCTGCAGCTGCAGTCGATCAGCAATCTAGCCACCGCCTTCAGTCTCCCGCCTGGGTACATGAAGGCGATCATCGACAATCTATCGATCGAAGCCTGGTCCTATTTCAAGCAAGGCAACCCACCGCAATGGATGGTGGAGAACGCGAGCAAGTCCCTGGGCAACATCAAGCGCACGAACATTCGCCAAAGCCCGGCGCCGTATGACACCGCCGTGGTCTCGAGGGCGGCGTCGACGTACAACATCTATAACGACTCGACCAACAGAGGAAACGGGTGAAGTCTCCGATCTTCAGCTCGTTCAACGAGGACCGCTCGCTCTCGAGCAGCACGGACCTGTGTATCAATCTATTTCCCGAGCTCGTTCCTGGGCCAAAGGGGCCGGTGATCGGGTTGTTGCTGAATTGCCCAGGTCTCACCACAGCGCTGGCCGCGATGGGTGCCGGGCCGGTGCGCGCCACATACCCGGCCAAGAACGGTTTGATGTACGCGGTGAGTGGCAACGGTCTTTATTCTGTGGACACTTCCTGGAATACGACCCTACTCGGCACGATCGCAACGAGCACCGGGCCCTGCAGCATCATCGACAGTCCGACCCAGATCCTGGTAGTCGATGGGGTGGGCGGCTGGTGCTGGAACTTCTCCACGAACACCTTCACCCAGGTCATACCGAACTCGACGACGGATGACACCGGTCCGAACGTGGCGATCTACCAGGACGGCTTCGGCCTAGTGAACTCGCTCAACACGAATGAGATCTATCAGACCCAGTACAACGATCTGTCCCTGTTCGCAGCGCCGACCGGCGCCGGCGGTTCGACGGCAAACAATGCCTTCGTCCAGGGCAATCCGCAAAATGTGCTCACGATGTTCGACCTCGAGCAGGAAGCCTGGATCTTCAAGCAAAAGGGCGTCGAGGTGTGGATCAACCAGGGTGCCCCTGGCTTTGCTTTCGCGCAGCTGCAGGGCGTCTACCTGCCGGTCGGAATCGACGCGCCGGCCTCGATCGCCCGCTTGAACGATGGGCTCGCATGGCTGGGTTCTGGCGATGAGGGTAGCGGCGTGGTCTACCTCTCGGTTGGCTACAAGCACAAGGTGATCAGCACGCCGCAGATCGCGGAGATTTTCCGGGGCTATTCCAAGCGCTCGGATGCGATCGCCTACACCTACCAGCAGGACAATCACTGGTTCTACGTGATCACCTTTCCGACGGCCAATGCGACGTGGGCCTTCGATCTGACGACCGGGAAGTGGCATCAGCGCCTTTTCTTTTCCAATGGCGCCTTCGGTCGCGAGATCGCGAACTGCCATGCCTTTTTCAACGGCAAGCATGTTGTCGGCGATTATCGTAACGGCAACATATACGCGCTGGATCCGGGCACCTATACCGACGCCGGCGCGCCGCGCAAATGGCTGAGATCGTGGAGTGCGCTCGGCGACAGCGCGCCGCGGGCCCCGATGTCCTTCGATTCGCTGCAGATCCTCATGCAGACCGGTATCACGGTGCCGGCTGGCACGAACCCGCAGATCGATCTCCGCTTTTCCGATGACGGCGGCTACACCTGGAATGGGCCGTTTCAAATGCCGGCCGGGCAGACTGGGCAAACCGCTTGGCGCGTCATTCAAAATCGCTTGGGCTCGACCTCCTTAACCCGCGGCCTGGACCGTATCTGGGAGATCTCCGGCAATGATCCGATCGGCATTCAGATCACCGGCGCGGACTGGACTGGAGGGCCGGCGTGAACGTTCAAAAACTCAACGCCAGCACCCCGTTTTTGCAGGGTGTGCCGAACTCCATGGTATCGAAGGAGTGGTATCGGGTATTGATCGCCATCGTCAGCGTGCTGGCCGGCCAGTCGAGCTCGATCGACTTCGCCGCGTTTCAAACAGAGTATGAGACCTCGAGGCAGCCCAAAGACTACGACCCAGAGATATCCGAGCTCCAGGTCCTTCAGGTTATGACGCAGCGGTCCTTATCCCTTGCGCTCGCCCTCGACGCTCGAGTCAAGGAGATCGAAACGCAACTAACGAGGGTGCGACCTAGCGACAGCCCCGTCGACGCTGATCCGGCGCTGTTACGACGACCGGCGAAGATCTACGCTGTTCCTACCGGCGCGGCCGTGGCCACCACAGCGGCGACGAACGTTACTCCTTATGGGTTTTCTTCGAGCCAGGCCAACGCGATCGTGAGTCTGGTGAATGCAATGCAACAGGCCGGCATAAACAACGGTCTCTTTTCGTAAGGACAATCATGGCCCTCTCATTCCTCAAGCTCTTCGCGCCAACCGCACTTACCACCACGGCTGCCGCTATCTACACCGTGCCCGCCGCGCCGTCTACCACCCTCCTCAGAAACGGCAGGCTGCGCTTGAGCAATGAAACAACGACCGCCACCGCGGTGAGCCTGTATGCCGTCCCGGCCGGCAGCACCACGGCGACAACGACAAACTCGTTTTTGCCAAGCGTGAGCATTGCGGGCAATACACCGCTCGAAGTCGATGTGCCGCAGCTCAGCGCTGGCGATGCGATCTACGCCGTCGCCGGGGTCGCGGACGCCGTGAATGTCCAAGCCATGGATGGAGTGCTGCAGAGCTGATTATGGAAGCGATCGCGCGCCTGAATCCGAAAGCATTGCCACTGGAGACGATCAATCACGTCCCGACGGGCGAGGAAATTGCGCGCCTGCAGGCGGCAATGAGCCTGATGCCGCAGGCCGAGGGCATGGTGACAGACCACTACTTCGCCGGCGGCATGTACTGCCGGCGTCTCTGGCGGCCGGCCGGAACCCTGATTGTGGGCAAGGTGCACAAGGCGCCGCACTTCTTCCTGTGCGCCGCCGGCGAGATCATCGCCTGGTCCGAGAAGGGCATGCGCAAACTCCTGCCTGGCGATGTGATCGAGTCCCAGCCTGGCACGAAGCGGGTGACCCTAGCTATGACCGACGCGATCGGCATCACCATCCACAAGACCGACTTGACCGACCTCGACGAGATCGAGGCCGAGCTGATCGAAGAGGATCCAACAGCGTTGTTTGATGCCAATAACGAAGTGAAGAAGCTGCTCTTATCAACGGAGGCTGTCATGCGGATCGCGCAAAATGGTCGGGCCTGATGATGTCGTCAGCTGGAAAGACCTTGGAACGGGAGGCGCCGTGGTTATATCTGGCATTGTGGCCTGGTCCGTGAAGCTCTTTACCAAGAGGCTGGACGATCACGAAGCCGAGGATCGTAAGACGTTCAAGGAGATTTTCGAAGGGCAGAAGGAAATATCCCGCCAAATCGCCGCGGGCTTTCTCGATGTGGAGCGCTCGATGAACGAAACGCACGTGAAACTACTCGAGCGCATCAGCGACGTGCAGCAGGACCTATCCGGAAGGAATAAATCATGAGCTGGATCGCTGCATTCAGGGAGCTCACGGCAAAAGTCATTGCCGGGGAGAAGCCTGGATTCTGGAGCGACTGGACCGAGCGCGAGCGCGCACTCTACACCGCCGGCGACTGGGAGGCATTTTCTCGCAGCCGCGGCTACAGCGAGGAGCATATCGAACAGTACGCGGCATGGCGCCGCATGATCGTCAAGGCAAAAGGCCTGGGATTAAACCCGTTTGAATTGATCGCGGATCTCGCAACTGAAGCCGCTCTGAGGAACATCGCTCTGGACAAGCGGGGCGAAATACTGAAGTCGTCGCATGCGCCATTTGAGGCGAGAGGAGCAATATCATGAGCTGGGTAGGAGTAGCAATCGTTGGGGGTGCGGTGATTAGCGGCGCCGCATCCAAATCGGCCGCCAACACGCAGGCCAGCGCCGCGAACAA